CCAGTGTTGCCCCTACAACAGCCGGCACTACAACTACGCCTGCCACAACAACGACTCCGGTTCCGATTCGTTCATACCGGTTTATTCAACGTGTCGATGGCTTTGCACTCTCAAGAGCTGCTTCACTCGCCATCTCTGACTTTTGCGAATGTGTGTCATTCTGTGTCAGTTCTGCGTGTACGCACTTTTCATTCACAGGACTTCAGTGTCAGGTTCAGTTCGGTGGCTCACTTAACATTGCTGCTGGAGCGGTTTCCTACTCTAGGACTACCAACCCAACAGGTTGTGGGTTTGCTGATTGTACCTGTGGTAACCTCAGCCCACCGCCCACTGTTCCACCACCTGTTGGAGTTTCGACCACACCGTCTGTGCCTCCGATAGTGCAAACCACACAGTTCTTCGGTCTTCCGCCACAACTGTACAAAAACAGATCACCTAGTGCTGTTTCAACTGACTACTCCGTGGTTCAAGGTGGGCAACGCTACACCAACTATAATAACATTCATGTCGTACAACCGGGCTATGTCTATGGTGCAAGATCCAAACGGCAGGCCTGCGACCCTGTTCCTGAACAGGTCCTTCTCCTGGAATACAACGAAGTTCGTTGTCAGGGTGAAGCATTCGACGGTTTCGTTATTTTTCCACGTGGTTGTCTCATTGGAACTAGTTTCTGGATGATGCGCATCCAAGCTAAAGTAATGCTTGAGATTGACCGTGTCGCAATTAACAACTTGCACTCAGTCGCTTTTGTCAAATATAATGGCTACAGCTGTACAAATCGAAAGAAGAGGTCAGTAGATGTCCACCACCGGTCAAGAAGAGGTGTCTTTGTTAACTTTGACGGTCAAGTCAGTGATGGATCAGTTTACAGTGTCGTTGACGGTGTTCCTGCGTATGTCTGTGCGTCTGTCGTGAATTGCACCTCGTATGCTAACAACAATTTTGGTCAGTTCCAGCTTGTGAACACTGACGACCCCTCCAAGCTCGTTGTTGAAGTGGCATCCTATGATGCTAAGTCACTCAATTTCGTTCGTGTCGCCTTAAATGGTCGTGTTCATTCGAAGGTTCTGGCCTTCTACATCACACCTGTCGCAAACGCCACTGCTGACTGCGTTGCTGTCTCCAACTACCTGGCCGATGTCTACATCACGTTCATGGCTTCAACTACCACAACTGCCTTTTACTCTGTCAAAAACAACACAGTTTTCCGCTGCCTACCTGGCGTTGGCGCTCCGCTGCAAACTGACCTCTACTACTATTCGAGGACTCCTGCAGGCCAAGCCTATTACACAGATGGGTACGTGGTTTCCACAAACAACAATTTCTTCCTTGAGGCATCCAATTCAATTGCGCCTGTTCTTGACGCATCTGCTCCCTTCCCAGGTGAGCATTTCTATGCACTCGTTGGTACTTTCCATAAATCAGTGTCACTCTCGTAT